GACGCTACGGATCCGGAGAGCTGGGCCCGTCTCTTCGGCAAGGAGAAGGCGGCGCTCTGCATCACGGACATGCCCTACGGCGTCGACTACGACGTCGCCCAGAAATCGGTCAAGAACAGAATCACAGGCAAGTACCAGGGGCATAGGAGCCGCGGGAAAATTGAGAGCGACGACACGACCGATGTAGCAATCGCGATCCTGCCAGAGATCTTCAGCCATCTGATTTCCGAGGGCACGGCATACTTCACATGTGGAACAGATCTCGAGGTTGACATCATCAACTGGCTTCGAGAGCATCAGATTCACTACGGCACCGTGATGGTTTGGCATAAGCACTTCCAGGTTGTCTCCTGGAATCGCTACCACGCCGAACACGAACTCATAATCTACGCCGGCAGAGGCAGCCGACCAGGCAAATACGCGCGATGGTTCGGGCCAAAGCAGGAGACGACGGTCTGGGATATTCCCCTAGATGCCTTCCGTAATCGTCTGCATCCGACCCAGAAGCCTGTGGCTCTCTATGAGAGGCCGATGTTGAACAGCAGCGCCATCGGCGAAATAATCGTCGACCCCTGCGCAGGATCCGGGCCTCTGGTGATCGCTGCTGAGAAGCACAATCGCACGGCCTACATGATGGATACGGATCCCCGCTGCTGTGATCTCATTGTCAAACGCTGGGAAGAGTGGAGCGGAGAGAAAGCGGAGAGACTGACCGATGGGTAAGGTAACACAAGAATGATTCCGAATAAATCCGGGGTTTGAGCCATGGCTGGGAACAAGAACAGTGGGAAAAGGAAGGGCGACACGAAGATTCAGCGCATAGAGAACGAGCATCGTGCATACCAATACATCATGCGAGGCTTGACCCAGGCGGAGGTAGCCGCTCAACTTCATGTCGGCGAACGGACAGTCCGCAAGTATTATCGACGCACCCTCGAGGCCTTGCTCGAGCGAGCCGCTGCCCAGGACCTATACTCTCTCCGGAAGGCCTTCGCAGAGTTGAATGAACTCTGGCGCGAGGGCTGGGTTATGATGCACAGGCCCGCGCAACCCATGATCATGTTCCAAGAGGGCGAGCCACAACAGATTATCCTTGCAGGTCTCGATGGCAAGCCACAACCCCTCTTCATGGATGACCGTGCTGCAAAGGCCCTGGTTCTGAGGGCGCTCATAAGCGTCGTTGAGAGGCGTTCGAAGCTGGCTGGTTTTGCAAGTCGGAGTTTCCTGGAACGAATCACCATGGTTGAAACCGCCCAAGGCAAGGGCATTCGGATTGAACGACTCACGTTCGAAGAACAGCTAGGCAGAGAGGTTGAGGAGTTACAGGCGAATGAGGGACTACGAAGGAGCGAGGGTATCCTCACAGACTAGGACCATTAAGATTGATCAGGCGGTCCTCGAGCTCGTTGGCTTCCGGCGCATGTTGCTTCGGCAACTGGGAACAACCTTCTACGACTACCAAACTCATGTCAGCACAGCCATCATCAGGGCCGCAATCGTGGGTGGAAACAGCGAACTCATCATGGAGTGGCCGAGGCGCAGCGGCAAGACCGAGATGCTTGTCGACACAGCGCTGGCCATTGCCTGCTACTACATCCACAGGGTCCAAGAGAACTTTCCAATCGCCCTAGTGAATCCCGCCCGAACAGAACAAGGCGTCATGGTCACGAGGCAACGGCTCAAAGACAATGTGGCCAAGATAGAGCCATGGCTTCAATTAACGATGGGTATCACATCCGTCCTGGGGGATGGACGGAAGACTCCGGATTTCGTCCTGCATGACAGCAGCGGTGCAGAAGCCCAGATCCGCGCCATCAGCGCCGACCCATCAGCGCACCCGAAGGGCGCAGGTTTCAGGTTACTCTTCCTCGAGCAGGTGGAAGAGATTGACGAAAGCACCATGAAGGAAATCATCTTTCCGATGGCTGAAGGGGAACGCCTCGAACAGATCCTCGTCCTGGCAGGGAACCCAAGCCAGGAAGTCGTGAACAACTACTACCGCGAACGAACACTCAAACTTGCGTATCCGTTCTCCATGGATTGGAAGATCTGCAGCCACTACCGGCCTGATTACAAACAGTACGCCCTCATGAAAATGAAGCAGATGGGTGAAGAGAGCGACGAGTTCCGGACCCAGCTGGGTTGCGAATGGATCATAGAACGCAGCAAACCATTCACCAATCTCCTGGCCACGATGCCTAGGGAGTACCGATCGGATCCAGTCAACCTGAGGGGGGTAGGGGTCGACAATGCGAAGGATGTGGACTTCACAGTCGTCACAGTCATGGAGCGCATGGGCGCAGACAAGATCATCCTGGACTGGTTAGAGCTCCAGGGCAACGACTACCAAGAGCAAGCGGAACTAACCGCTGCCTTCCTGAAACCCCACAAGCCGCTCTCGGTGATGTACTCTGATGCCACCGGCCAACAGGACGCCATCGTTGAGGATCAACGCAATGCATGCCGTGGGATCTGTGGCGTCGAAGGCTTGAAACTCACTGTTGAGACGAACGACCTGATCTACAAGCGATATATGCGAGAGGCACAGCACGGACGACTCTTCTACGCCAAGGATCCACCGCTCAAGATCAGCGAAGAACGTCGGCGACAATGGTTCAGGGCCCGCGATCACTTCATCGAACAACACTTGGATGTTGAACGGGTGTTCGTTGCGAACAAGATGAAACTGAAGGCGCCAGACAGGAAGCATGCCCACGACGACTATGTGACGAGTGGCGCACTAGCTCTCCATGCGATAACGGAAGGGGCCTCTTCAAGTCCTGATGCTGTTTATGCTGGGTAGGTAATTGGTGAAGAAGCAAGCAATCAACTTGGCATCGGTGCCAAACCGGAAAGGAGACCACGCGAATCTCTCCGCCGCCAAGCTGAGCGCTGATGAAATGATCACCGGCGCCGGAGCAGCAATCGACATCCCCCGCACATCCCTCTCGAAGGGGGGCAAGTTCGGGGAGCGCATAACCGCGGAAGCCCTACGCTTCGCCACACGCAGGGAACCTGCCGCGAAGAAGCTCGTAATCGACGTCAGCGAGGACATTTACGACAAATGGTTCAAACTCCTACCAATCAATAAGGCAGATCAACCTGACGATGCGAAGAACACTCTAGACGAGAACGCGCAGAAGCTTCTCGAGTCCTTGCAAGTCAAGAGGCACGCGATTCTAGCAACCCAGTATGAGCGCCGGTATGGGTGGGCGATCATAATTGTTGGCTACAAGGACCAGGGCCCAGATCTCCGGGCGCCGCTCGAGGACCCGCAGGAGATAGATCACCTTGCTGTCTACAGCCCCCGCAGCGCAAGAGTTGAACAGGAAGATGAGGACGAGAAGAGTCCACGCTTCGGTCTCCCCGTAATGTACCAGGTGAACCGCGGCAAGGGGAAATCCTTCAGCGTTCACTTCAGCCGTGTCCTCCACGTGGCCACCCGCCTAGACGAACATCCTTGGGCCGGGGTCCCAATCCTCGAGGCAATCTGGGACGATCTGACCGTCTACAGGAACATACGCTGGGCCGCTGGACAAGTCTACTGGCGAATGCCTGGACTCATGAAGTTCACATTTCCCAACGAGTACACGAAGGAACAGATCCAAACCTTCTTCGAGGCATTAGGGGAACCGAACGCCCGAACCTTCATCGCCCTCCCAGAAGACAAACAGCTTGAGATACTTAGCGCCGCGGGAAGAGTCCTCGACCCATCCCTCTTCACAGATCCGATCCTTCGCAGCATCAGCATGGGGTCCGGGATTCCGAAGCAGAAGCTTGAGGGCACAGAGGCTGGCGCCATCACTGGCAGCGAAGTGAACCAGCGCGAATACTACAAGTACGTAAGCGACCAGCAGAAACTCTACGAAGACCAGATCATCGCGCCGCTGATCGACGAGCTGATGGAGATCCAACAACTCAAACCTGACATCGACTACAAGATCGAATGGGCCAACGCGTTCCAACTAGACCCCCAATCTGAAGCCACTATAAAATTGCAGGAAGCGCAGACCGATCTAATCCTTCTCAGGTACATGACCATTGACGAGGTCCGCAGCAGACATGGCGAGAAGGCATTGAGCGAAGTCACAACCGCCAAGGAAGACGGCCAACGCCTCCTAAGCCTCCTAGAACTACAGAACAAACCGCCAAGCATCGCGCTCGCTTCTAGCGACGAGAAGAAAGAAGAGAAGGACCCACAGCCTTGAGCACAATTGAAAAGGAAAGACTCTTCCGGGCGGACAGCATCACCCTTGACTCAGACGCTGCAATTACCGAGACTGCGGAATACCTCAGTCTTGAACCAGTCACTATCGCCAGGGAAGGAGTGTTTCCATACGAGGACGGGCGAGCCTACAAAGCAGGGCTAGACCTCTCAAAGGCCGCTGAGTGGTCGAGTACCCGGCTTGCATGGGATCATCCGCCTCTCAAAGTCATAACGAAACCCAGTGAGATCAAAGGCTCCGTTGACAACATCCATTCCGTAACCGATGGCTCCGGAACTAGGGTGAAGGCAAGGCTCACCTTCTACAAAAAGAAACTCACCGCCGACCAGCAGGAGCTCATCCGGAGCAAGATCAGGCGAGACGTCAGCGTCGGCTTCTACTATGAGGAAGATCGAACTCCCGGAACATGGGGAGGCAAAACCTACGACTACGTTCAGAAGAACTTCGTGTTCGACCACGTTGCAAGCGTGGATCATGGACGATGCTCCTTCCCTTCATGCGGTATAGGAGTAGATACCGCCACGAACTCTAGAATCGGAAACGACCCTTATCCTAACGAACATTCCTGCAGGATGGTTGAGCCAGGACAGTTCCGAGATAACAGCTTTCGCCGGATCACACAGGGCAAGCTCAACATGATTATTGGGAAA